TTAAACTAAAGAAAGGATTTAAAGGTCCAATCACTGTTTTCTTTTATCAAGGCAAGACCCCAACAATAGCAGATGATCAAAGAGGTCATATCGAAGTAGAAAATCATTGGAACATTATTAATAAAGAATGTTTTGATGAGTCACATCATGGCTTTTTATATGTTATTACTGACAAACGTAATAATAAACGCTATATTGGTGTTAAGACACTACATACTAATTGGAAAGGTTATACTAGCTCTTCTTCAGATCTTAATAAAGAGATTGAAACTGTTGGTAAAGAAAACTTTGATTTCAATATATTGTTTTCTTGCCCTATGAAAGGTGATTTAAGCTATATGGAAGCCTACATGATAATGAATACTCATGCGTTATGTTCAGATAATTGGTATAATAAATGGGTTCATGAAATTAGATTTAAACCTGCAATGAAGGACATGGAGAGACAAGTTGAAATCGCAGAAAATTATTCCTGAAAAAGATCCTTGGGAAATTGAGGAAAAAGAACTTCAATCATTTAAAGACGTAAAGAAACAACGTGTAAGTAAATCTAGTGTAGCAAGATATAAACGAAAGGCGGCTCGTTATGCTAAAGAAAAACGAATATACGGAGAGTAAAGAGGTAGGTAAAACAAAGTGTCCTGCTTGTCCTAGCAGTGATGGCTTTACTATCTACGATGATGGACATGGGTTTTGTTTTGTTTGTAATCATTATTTAAAAGAAACAAGTTTATTTCTAATGCAACTCGGAAGGGAAGAGGAAATGCCTTTAGATAGTAATAATACTAGCCTTGATTTATTCATCGCTAATCTTGGTGATAGTCGTGGTTGTCAAGAACGCCGTATCACTAAAACAATTGCTGAACACTATGGTGTAAAAGTTACTTATGACAGTAATAGAAGTATTACTGCATACAATTATCCGTATTATAAAGATAATGAATTAGTTGCCTATAAAGTACGTACACTACCTAAACAATTTAAAACTGTAGGAGACTTTAAAGATGTTTGGCCTTTTGGTTGTCAAAGCTTTGGAATGGGAGGTAAACGACTTGTCATTACTGAAGGTGAATTCGATGCGATGTCCGTTGCACAAGCCTCGCTGGATCACTACAATAAAATCTATCCAGCAATTTCTATTGCGTCAGCCAGCAACCTTAAGAGTTTGTTGTATGCAAGAGAATGGATTAGATCCTTTGAAGAAGTAGTATTATTCTTTGATAACGATGCTGCAGGAAAGAAAGCAATAAAGGAAGCAGCTAATATTATTGGTATCGATAAAGTAAAGATAGCTTCGCTAGGTACTGTTGCTAAAGATCCCTGTGAATTATACTTATCAGCAGGTAAAGATGGTGTTATGCGTTCTATTTGGGATGCACAACCATATAGCCCTGCAGGTATTGTTGTAGGCCATGAGCCTGTATGGGAACAATACTTATCTAGACTATCTACTGAGTCTGTAGCATACCCTAATTGCTTGCAAGGCATCAATGATAAAACTAAAGGCATGCGCTTTGGTGAAATAACTTTGTTTACTAGTGGTACTGGTTCAGGTAAAAGTACAGTGATTAAAGAAATAGTACTTGACTTATTGGACAAAACTAGTTATAATATCGGTATGATTTCCCTTGAGGAGTCTGTTGGTGATACCGCAGAGAAGTTTATCCAGATGAAACTTAAGAAGAATCTTCAAGAAAATGATGTGCCTTTAGAAGAACAAGAACAAGCTAGTCGTGATGTGTTTGAATCAAATCGGTTAGTCCTTCTTGATCATCAAGGTTCTGTTGGTGATGAATCGCTTATTGACAAAATAGAATATATGGCTTTAATGGGCTGTAAATATCTTATCCTTGATCATATCACTATTGCAGTATCAGAAGGTGCTGAAGGCTATACTGGTAACGAAGCTATTGATAAAGTTATGTCTGACCTTCTTAAGATTACTAAGAAACATAACATATGGCTTGGTGTTATTAGTCACCTTAGAAAAGTACAAGGTGGTGGTACTACTTTTGAACAAGGTAAGCTTCCTAGTATGGATGATATCAAAGGTTCAGGTAGTATTAAACAAATCTCATTTGATATTATTGGATTTGCTAGAGATATGGCTAATGAAGATGAACAAATTAGAAACACTATTAACTTTATTGTTCTTAAAAGTCGTTTCACTGGTAAAACAGGTCCTGCAGGTCAGGCTAAATACGATCATAATACAACTAGACTATCTTATTGTAATGGAAATGCAATTGATTTCGAGGTGTTATCATGAACTACGAAGAACTACATATGGAATTAGCAGAGTTAAGAGATCTTAATCGTCATTATCTTAACTCGGTTACTGTATTAAACGAACAGCTTGAAGCTATGACTAAGGAACGTAATAAATATCGTAGTCAGGCTATTATGCGTGCTAATAAGATTGAGGAGATACTCAATGGCCAAGAACTTAAAGCAAGATAGATATGACAGTATGTATATGGACATTGCTAAACGGATTAGCGAAATGTCTTATGATGATGACACTAAAGTAGGAGCTATTATTGTTAAAGATGGAAATATTATTTCGATGGGTTGGAACGGAACTCCAAGCGGCTTTCCAAATGATTGTAAAAACCCTAACACTGGTAGCACTCTACCTTATGTTATTCACGCTGAATCTAATGCTATTTGTAAGCTGGCGCGTGATGGAGGTAGCGGATTGGGCTCTACCTTATACACTACGGTGTCGCCTTGTATGGAATGTACTAAGCTTATCCTGCAATCTGGCATCAAAGAAGTTGTGGTGTCTAAGGGCGAAGAGAAATACCTTGATGCATTTAAAATACTTAATGAAAAGAATATGATACGTCAACACAAGACAGATTGAGAGGACAAATGGAAGATATTAAACAATATCTCTTAAATAAAATCCGTGGCGAAGACCTTGGGGTTAAGCCAAGACGTAACGTACAACTAATGCGTATGATTGACACTGATGGTGTTGATATGCTAGACTTCTTAGCTGAAGATATGATTAACTATGCTAGGAAGTTTATACAACGATGCTTTAAACGTAGTAAAACTGAAGGTGAGACTGCTATTACACAAGCTTCAATGGCAATAGGTAAATATATTATTGAAAGCTGGGATAGTACTAATGTTAACTTCAGGGATCATGTTAGAGTAGGTGATTTAATAATTGAAGGCTTTGTAATGTGTGGTTATTTAACGATATCAGTAGGACACATGAAGAGTCGTAAGCCAGTAACCATTCATGCTACCCCTAAGTGGGGTGATATGGAAGCAGTTGCTGGCAAAACTATTTGTATGACAGATAGTATTATCCCACCAATTACTAGTCTTATTCAAAACAACGATAAGAGTGTTATTAAAACTTGGGATAAGTCTAAAGAAAAGAAGTTTATTAAATACTTAAACGCACCCTTTGTTAAAGCAATAGATAAACTGCAAGCAACTAGATGGCTTATAAATAAAGATGTGCATGACGCTATCCTTTCTCAATGGGATTCTTTTATTCAAACAGAAGAATTTAATGGTGAAGATAAGGCTGAAAACGAAAAGCTCTATCAACGACAGTCGTCTAAGAATAGAGAAGTAAAAGAAGTAATGGCTATAGCTAACAAATGGATTGATACTGAATTTAGCTTTTATCTTGATGCAGACTATCGAGGTAGGCTTTACTATTCAGAACCATTCTTTAACTTCCAAGGCTCTGATATTGCCCGTGGTCAATTGTTATTTGCTAAAGGTAAACAATTTAATAGTACTGCTAGCTTTTGGTTAGGTGTTCATACGGCTTGTTCTTTTAATCAGTCATATAATATCGATGAGATTCCTGAGTGGGTCACTACTGATTATCGGAGTGTGTTAGAGCAAGAAGAGCTTGATACTATCTCAGTTGATAAGATGACGCTTGAAGATCGCGCTATGTGGACTCAACAGAACATCGATAGTATAATTGAGTTCGGTGAACGTAAAATATTTATGCATGAAGCTGAGAAACCTATTTCGTTTCTAGCTTGTTGTATTGAGTGGTATAAGTACTCGCAATCTGAAAGTGACTTCTATACTCATTTACCTATACCTATTGATGGAGCTAATAATGGTTGGCAGCATTTAGGTGCTATGTCTAAAGATGATAAGACAGGTAAGCTAGTAGGATTAGTTCCTACTGAAGTTCAAAATGACTTTTATGTTCAAGTAGCTAAGCGATTAACTCAACGTATGCCTGAGTGGTTTGAAGAAAGACAAATACCAATGAAGCATATCCGTAAGGGCATTGCTAAACGAGGAGCTATGACACGAGCTTATAGCTGTGGACAAAAGAAAATGTCTGAGTCAATGTATAGTGATTGTTATCAGTTCGGTTACACTGAGCAATACAATATATCTACTTGGGATTGTGATGAGTTAAGCAATCAAGTCATTAGAGCTATACAAGAGGTATGCCCTGGCCCACTAAATACTATGCGATATCTACAACGATTAGCAGATCAAGAGATTGTTAATTGGGGCAGAGACTATGGTACAGACAGAGGTAAAGGAATTGAATGGGTAACACCATCAGGATTCCCTGTCATATACGAGTGCTATCGCACTAGGCCAGCAAAGGTAGATTGTTATGGGTTTAATACTCCTCATGGCGAGATACGCTTTAAGCATGTCATCAGAGAGAAAACAGACATCCCTGATAGACGTGGATTTATGTGTGGCATCAGTCCTAACTTTGTACATAGCATGGATGCTTCTCATATGGCACTTGTTGTGTCTGAATGGGACGGCGACTTTGGTGCTGTACACGATTCGTTTAGTACTCATGCAGATAGTATAGAAGACCTAATGTCAGTTACTAGAGATCGTTTTGTAGACATCTATAATGTAGATAACTTCTACGAGACAATAGCATTTGGTAAAGGCTGCGAAGACGCTGCACCCTTAATTGGTAGCTTAGACATACAACAAGTAAAAGAATCTGATTACTTCTTTTGTTAAATAAAAAAAAA